AAGGAGCGGGAACAAGTTGAATCCCAAACTTGAATCCATAGACCGGCAGATCGCCTGTTGTGACCACGCCATAGCACGATTAAGGAACGTGGAAAACACAATAGCATCTAAGGCTAAACCAATTCCTGGAGAAAAAAAACTAAACAAAATATTAACAGGAATGATTACCGAACAACTCGAAACCGCACGGAAAGCAATTATAAACGGAGCAAAGGAAGGCTATGAATTAAGCCTTGCACGGTACAACTTCTTTGAAAGCATAGACAAAGACTTGAACGATATACTCTACAAGACAGCGGGTAATGTGGATAAGCATATAGAAAACTTTTACAATAAGGGGAAATCGGAAGGGTTTAAGTTAATGGAAGTCAAGAGCTACTTCGGACCTGCAGATAAACAGGCGCTCTTTAATCTTAAAAATTATAATTTCGACTTAATCAGGAGTATTGATACAGGATTAAGGAATAATATCCGGACTGAGGTGTGGCGTGGAGTGGCCCGTGGAGATAGTATACCGCAAGTCGCAAGCAGGATACGAGAACTAAACTTGGAACCCATACCGGCCGGTAACCGGATGATGTCACCTGTTGAGCGGGCTAAGAACATAGCCAGGACTGAGACCATGCGGGCCCGGAATACGGGAACAAAGATGAGTTTAAAGAATTATGGTGTGACTATGGTCGAAATACCCGAATCGGGTACTGAGGGTGATTGGGATTGTGAATGTCCTGATCTTGTTGAGGGTAGTCCTTATCCTATTGATGAGGTTCCTGATTTACCCGCTCATCCTAATTGTACGCATACGTATGCTCCTGCTTCTGAGCCTTTTGCTGAGCCAGTGGATGTTCCTGAAGGTGAGATTGTTGATTTAACAGAGAACAGTTAGTTGAACATTGTTTAATCATATTTTTTTATATCCCACGTATTTTGATTTTTGAGTTCAGAATTATAGTATATATTCTAAACATTTTATCATATTTTTTTAGATTTATTGAATATTTAACTAAATTTAGAAGGAGGTTAGATTTATCATGCCAATACCCAAACCCAATAAAGATGAAAGCCAGGAAGACTTCATTAAACGCTGCATGAGCGAAACCACAATGACCGATGAATACAAGGAAGACCAAAGAGCCGGTATTTGTGAAACCAGTTGGAACGATAACAAAGAAGATGATTCAAGTCAAAAGGCATCCGTTGATGGTAGTTATAATGATTTACAGAACCGTATCAATACAGAGATAAGAGATAAGCAGTTAGGACAACGTGACATCTGGATACAGGACATAATACCAGATACACCCATAAAATCAGGAAACGCAATAGTAGAGAACTTTGAAGTTGGTAAAATATTCAAAATACCATTCAGTGACGATGGAAAACAAATCACCCTTGGAGAAGCCTTAGAAGTCCAGCAGAAAACCAATTATGAACCCGTGAGCCAAAAACAAAAAGACAGCAACATAGTCTTTAAAGATGATGAAAAAAGAATAATCACAGCCAGCGTCCTAATACCTTTCTGTGATGACTGCGATGCTAAAAGAGGAGAAAAACAATTAACCCCGGAGGAAATCCAAGAGATATCATTTGAATACATGAAAAATCATCGAATAGTTGATAAGCTCCACGATTACGCACAAACAGAGAAAGACATAGGGGATGTGGTGGAATCCTGGCAGCTAAGGCAGGAAGAAACACACACCAACATCTTCGGAGTAACCAAGACATTCCCCAAAGGCACGTGGATGGCAACCACCCATATCACAGATGATGATGCCTGGGAAGCTGTAAAGAAAGGTGAATACAACAGTTACAGTGTTACAGTAATATCAAAAGAGCTTAGCGATGAGTTTGCAGCAAAAGGACTGATGGTAGATAAAGACCGGGTCCTGATCAAAGATGTGATGGAAAACAGCCCCTCTGGTAAGGCAGCCGGATATACTATAAGCCTGGTCCCGGCAGGTTGTGTATTTGACAACGACTTCTTAAGCATGAAAACCCATGTAGACAAAGCTGGAAGAAGTATAAGCAACGCTAACTATGGCACACTCCAAAAAGCTTATGATAAGCTAGTAGATGGAGTAAACAATTTTAAGAAATTATTAGATAAGGCACAGAGTGAACGTTCAGACCCTTTAAATTCGTCTGGCACAGTTACAAGTGTCAATGTAGATAACAATTCGACTAAGGAGGTTGAAGACATGAATGAAGATGAAGTTAAAGAATTAGTTAACAAACAGGTTGATGAAAAGACCAAAGAGCTTAAAGAAGAAAACGAATCTCTTAAAGAGAAAATAGAGAAACTAGAAAACCCAGAACCCACTGAACCGGCAGAGAAAACCGATGAAGAAAAACAAGCGGAACAGGAGAAAGCATGGAAAGCATACAATGACGAACTCGAAAAATCACCTGTAATCGATGAACTTAAAACCGGAATCAAAGCCATCAGTGATAAACTAGGAATAAAACCAGCAGAGAAGAACTTAGACGGACAGGAAGACCATGAAGGCACCGAAGAGGTTTATAAAGGCCGTGAAGACAGGGACATCTTTGGCCGTAAAATAAAAGAATAAGGAGATGATAAAAATGACTTTTACACTAGACGCATTAGTAAAAAAAATGGACGCCGCATTTAAAGGCGAAATAGAAATAGCAGACATCGGAGATTCAATATTAAGCCCACAACAGTTAGATCAGTTTGTACAGACAGTTGAATCTAATAACGTGTTACTCTCAGATGCTAGACAAATTATAATGGACGAAGCTAAATACAATATAGACAGGATCGCTGTATCTGATAGGGTACTATACTCCGGAGTAGATACCAGTGGAGATAACCGTGTTGTATCTGAAGCTGAAATGAGGAAACCAACGTTCGCAATGAACCAACTGGTAGCTCAGGAATTCCAGACCGTGTGGGGTGTTTCCGATAAGATGCTGAGAAGGATCATCGGTAAACAGAACGCAACAGGCGTTATAAACAACTTAATGGCCAACGCTTCCAGTAGAGATATAGAGGAACTTGTAATATTTGGTGATACTAATATTACTTACGCTACTGATGACGTACTCCACCAGACCGATGGATTGTTAAAGAAAGCAGGAAACAAGGTCTATGGTGCCGGTGATGATAAAGACTTCGATGGTACTATGGCGGCTGATGATGCACCCATTGACATGTTCGATGCCATGATGGATGAATTACCAAAGAAATACCTAGAAAACCCCGACCAATACAAATTCTATGTTGATTACAGTGTATTTGACGGGTACAGGGATTATTTAGCTTCTAGGGCCACTGTTATGGGTGATGACGTTCTGACTAAAGGAATATTACCTCCATACAAGGGTATAAAAGTCCAGTATCTTCCAAGGCTGGAACGTTCAACCGTAACTACCAATAACAGGGCTGGTAAATGTGCCTTACTAACCAATCCAGACAACACCGTTTGGGGATTATTCCATGAGGTCACCATTGAACCCGACAGACAGCCTAAGAAACGTGGTACTGATTTCGTCCTAACTTTAGAGGTCGATGCACATTATGAGGATGAAAATGGGGCTGTAGCTGCATTTAGAGATTTAGAGAACCCTACATAAGTAGGGGGTTTATTTTTTCTTTTTTTAGAAAGAGGATGGAGGTAGATTATTATGGCATTTATTGAATTTAAAAACATATTCAGGAATAAGAGAGGCCCTATATATGCTCTCTGGAATTCAGTTAAAACAGAATTACAAGCATTAAGTGAAGGATTAGTTACATTTCCAATCACCCCAGAAGTAGGGAGTGATTTAGAATTACAGGCCGTAACTGGTAAGGATATTAAATTCAAACTAACTGACGCCGCTGGTGCTAGGAAAGTAAGTGTCCATGACAGTGCCGATGCCGAAGTTGGTAGTATAGATAGTAACGGGGTATTTACTAGTGCTGGTGGATTTGTTGGAGCTTTAACTGGGAACGTAACCGGTGATGTAACTAAAGGTTCAACAGATTTAGCGATAACTGCTGCATCTGGAAAAGATGTTATAGTCAAATTAGGGGATGCTGTTGGTGCTAAGAAACTGATCATAAAAGATAGTGCTAATGCAGAACAGGCCAGTATTGACAGTGATGGTACTCTAACCGTTGTTAAAATAGTTGGAAACAACCCAATTGCATCAGTTGAAGGAGCACCAACCGAAGCACGGTGTATAAGTGCATTTGGAGCAATAGCAAGTAAAGCAGGATTAAAAGCAACCTATATTGACACCACAGCCGAAACTGGTAGTACCTATGATGTTACATGTGATGGTGTAGCATACTATGCAACTGACCTAGCAAGTGATGTGTTGAGTTAAAACACATCTTTTTTTCTTTTTTGAAGGAGATAAAAAAAATTATGACACTTATCACACTTGCAGAACTGAAAGCAGAAGCAACCCTACCAACAAGGAATATAAGCCTCACCGGGTGGTCTGATGCCCAATTACAGGATCGGATAGACTGGGCTATCAGTTACATACAAAGAGAAAGTAACCGGATATTCACCGATACCACGTATACCAAAACCGATGATGAATACCACTGCTCCAGAATATACTTACAACCCACCCCAATAAAGAGCATAGAAACCTTCTTAATCAACGAGGTTAGTGTAGGGGAAGATGATTATACATGGAACAGTAGCACCGGCATAGTAACATTACTCACCGACCCAACAGAAGAATACAGTTACACCATCACCTACATCGTATCCGAGACCGACACGGACATAATCAGTATAGCACGTGATATCTGCATGGATCTAGTATTCATCAAACTAACACCCCCAACCCAAATAAAAGGGGGAATGGGTAAGAATATAAACTCAATTAAAGAAGGAGACGTCACCATCAACTATGAAGATGGAAATCCGATGAATGGGATAGATAAAAGGATAAACGACATCTCAAAGGCCCAAATATTTATTTCGAATATTTAAATTTTTTCTACTTAGGGGTGGTTTTTTATGATATTCCCTGATACAATTACTATTTTTGAAATGGTAGAGGATGTAGATGAATGCGGAGTTGATGGACATGGTAAACCTAGAACTTGCCCAGTTCAAACCAGTGAAACCATGGGGATGTTCCAACCTGTACGTCCATCTGAAACCATGTTCAGCCCTGGAAATGTTAATCAGGGGGATTATAATCTTTATCTACCAATTAACACTGAGATAACCAGCAGTAGCAAGGTAAAGGTGAACGGTGAACCAGAATACTATGAAGTCGTTGGAAAACCACAGAAACGCCGAATAATAGGCTATATCAAATGTGTATTGAAATTAGAAGGTTAATATTATGATTAACTCTGCTTTAAAAATGTCACCCAACCTGGCACGCTTATTCAGTAACGGTGTGGAAGTTGTCGCAGAGGCGAAAGAAAATAGCCTGAACAAAGTCTGTCTTGAAGCTGAAAGGGTAATTAAACAGCCTGGATACTGTCCTGTAGACACTGGGAATTTAAGAGCAGGTCATCAAAGTGATCTTTCTGCTCAGGATGTTAAAAAGATTGTTTGCAGTGTTTATTACTGGTTTTACGTGGTCTATGGAACTTGTTATATTGCACCTAATAATTATCTAGAGCGTGCATTATCCACCCTAACCGCAACTGGTTTTATCAGTAAAACAGCTCAGGCTGAGATACACGCTGCTATTACGGGTGAACGATTAACCGGTACTGGACGTTATGAGTCAAGCGGTGGCGGTGATTAAAGAATGGACATCCATCCCGCTAAAGAGCTACTAATCCGATTACTTGATAAACGTGTTCTAAATGATACAACACCCTTGGAAGTCATAGACAGGTACGAACCAGAGGATAAAATACCCTGCTTCACACTAAGCATCACCGGCGGCTCTGGAGAGCTGGATACATGGTTTGAATATAACCAGAAACCACTACCAACTAATCATCCACTTCATGACACTTTAAATCCTGATGAGCAGTATGCTACTGAGAAGATACTGGTTAAGCGTAGTAAGAAAGTAATAACACTGCATGCCTGGAGCCATGACCCTGAGTTAAGGGAGCATATGGTTGAGCAATGCCAGAAACACTTAGAGAAAGCAACATTATGTTTCTATCAATATTGTGTACGTTTACAGAGCGATGGAACATGCAGCACTACTGATGAAGATTGTGACGCTCCCCTTCAACTTACACCGTATAGTGTAGAGGGGAGATGCCCTTATCCTGATGTTACAGATGAAGAGGATGTAAATTACCGGAATCCACAGACATACTTCGAGTTATTAGGCATACCCATAGAATTCTTCAGGTTACGTGGAGATGAAGACATAGACGAACTCACCCTGACACCTGTAGTGTATCATACTGCTATTCCGATTGATTACATCCAAGAAAACCGAACAGTCATAGAGACCGCCCCAGTGAGTGAGGTGGATGTGAATATCACAGTAGAATAAAAACCATTAGGAGGCGTTAATTATGGAAATTATTCCTTTTATTATCGATACTGAAAAAAAGACTATTATTTTTGACACAGACGATGAATCTAAAATTCCAGAAATCGGAGAAGGTTACACTGCAATTATAAAAAAAGGCTAAAAGAAAATTATAGAGGAGGTATTGATGATACCATGACAAAAAATAAAACAGAACCCGAAATACAGGTTAAAGAGAAACCCAAGCTTGAAAAGAAACTCACACCAAACGAACTACTAAAACAAGTAAATATACACCCAACACTCTTAACCGGTGTAATATCGCACTTGGGAATACGTGAAGAGTTCTATGAACAACCAGATAAACGATTAATGAGTTTAGAAGAATTCCAGAAAGGAATAAACGATTATAAAAAACAGAAAATAAAATTATAGAGGGGTGAATTAAATCATGACAGTACCTACCATCACCGTGAACGAAAGCACGGAAATAATAAACAACAAAGGAACCGGCGCACAGATCATAGCAGTCATCGGAGACAGTGGAATGGCAGCAGCCCCTACCGTAATACACACTTTTAACAGTTACGAAGAAGCAGTAACAGCAATAGGACCAGAAGCCGAAACCAACCCATTACTAGCAGCGATAAAAGACCATTTCAAAGAAGGAAACCCCACCTATGAAGCATCAGAACTAGGAGTCACAAAAGTATACGCAATCAACGTAGGAAGCACACCCACACCCGAAAACTTCACAGACGCAATGACCACACTATCCAACGTGAAGGATATTGAACTAGAAGAATACCACGGCCTATCAACAGTAACCATCCTAGAAAGCATAGCAACACACCTAGACACCCTCGTTAGTAAAGGGTTCCCCCGATTAGCGATTGCAACAGTAGCCACGGGTGCAGAAGAAGCCACCATCCTATTAATGACTGATGACGGTGAAACTAACTACATACAACACAGTCGAGTGTATATTCACATAGACCGTACTATGCAATCAGTATTCACGGCCAAAGTAGCATGCACACCATACTATGAAAACCCGGCCCATGGAAGCTACCTGACAAAGGATAAAAACGATATTAACGAAGTAACAGACCCATCAACCTATGTAGATAAAGGATTTGTATGCGACTGGCCCACTGGAAGCCCACTAAGCACCAGCAACCAAGCAGAACCAGTGGAAGCCTACAGCACAGCACAAGCAGCTAGTACAGTACCCGCTGATGCACAAATGCACGTAAGAAGAAACGCAGACCACCAAATACGGACTATATGTCAGATGATAGCCAAATACCTGAAAACAAGAAACGTACCCACCGCCCGGACCGTTCTAGAACAGGAGATACGAGGCCATCTCGCTAATGAAGTGAAAGCAGAGAAACTCGAAGCCGGGAGCGCAGATGTAATACCAAACCCCACTAATACCAATGGTCTGGTCGTTAATGGCAGTGTTAGGCCACCAGGAACCATAGATGACATCACCTTCAACATTGGAATAGAACTATCAACAGGAGGCGCATAAATATGGCACTATCAGGACTAGTAGAAGTACACGTACCAGGATGGGATCCCATAATGTTAGGTGGAATTGACTTCAAAGACAAAACAGATACTAAAAGAATGAAAACCGGGAACAGCTTTAACACCGTGGGATACATCCGCGGAGACCGTGACATTGACTTCACCTATACCGACCCAAAGGATCAGCCAATATTATTCCAGATCTATGAGAAATGTGTAAATGATGGACTTGAATTTACGCAGGTGGTAATAGATCCTAAGACTAATGTTCCTATCGCAAGGGCTGATGGTTGTACAATTACTCAGTGTGACAGGACTATTAAGGCGAAGGATGAGTTTAAACCCGCAGCCCAAGGGTTCGCTAAGTACTTAGAGCATATTAATTTCCAGGTTCCCAAATACATTAAATGAGAATAACTTCTTTAATTTCTTTTTTTTAATTTTTTAAAGGATGATAATAGCATGTCAAAAGCAGAACAGATACCACAAGATGATATCGTAACCCCTAACCCTGATATAGATTATGAACAGGTACAGAAAAGGGCTAAATTCTATCATGACAACGTAGTTAAACCACAACAGGCCGCAAAACAAGAAGACGCTCTTGAGGACTTTATAGAAACAATCAACACAGAGGAAGAGCTTAAAAAACGATTAGGTAAGGGTAATACTAAATTCACAATACAGTATAAAGACTTTAAAACAGATGTTGAAATACGACCATTACAGAAGGATGATGATTTCAGTCTACTCAATACAGATACACTTCAACTGTATAATGATTTGGATGATAGTGAAAAGGAACTTGTAACTAAAATCATGGCGGGGGATGATTTATCTAAAGAAGATAATGCAATGCTCATCAAATTAAATGAGAAACTGCCTAATCAGGCGACTATGATATTCAGCAACATGCATGATATGTTAGCCAATTATGTAATTAAACCCAAATATACCAAGGAAGAATGGGAAGAGGATATCGTTGATTTTGGCTTTAAGGTTGCTATCTATGAGCAGGTGAAAATCCGATTAGGTATTGATGACCGGTTCCAGCCGCAGATACTAAAATTTCGCTGAATCAATCCAGATGGAGATTATCTGGAGATTACTTGATAAAGTCCCAAACGAATATAAACTACCCAGTAAGATATTGGAATTACGTAACACTCCTGATGGTATGTTATTGTGGCGTAAGGCTTTTGTTGAGATTAAAAAGGATCAGAAGTTAGCTAAGAATATTCCTAACTCTTATTGAAACTAGTTTATTGTTTCAACAATCCTATTCACACACTCCTCATTTTTATGAATTATTTCTTCCTTCTTATTAAAACTATTTAAAAATTTTATCCCACCATAGCGGAGTTTATACAACTATGACCACTGTTGAAAACGTATTACTAGCATTCCAGGGTGCTGATCAGGGCGCTGGCTCACTTATATCTAGTCTGGGCACAAACATGCTAGGATTAGGCCGAAACGTTAATGATGTAGGTAATCGTTTCAAGAAGATGGGCGTAGACGTTAAAGGCGCTATGATGATGGCTAGTGGCGCTGCTATTGGTACGGGATATGTATATTTCCTTCAACAAGCCGCTCAAGCAGCCGCCGCAGGAGAGCAGAACTGGACACGATTCGCTGTGAGCATGGGTGCTACGAGCATGCAAACAACTGCTTTTCGAGAACAGTACGGTGCATTAGTTACAGAAGTCCATAACAGCACGGGCCGTATGAAGGGAGATATCGTTAATACTTTCGCAGATTTAGCTAAAGCCGGCGTACGGAGTAATGAAGTATTGAAGGAATCTGTTGAGGCCATGTCGGGCGTGGCTATGCTCACGGGTAAAACGCTTGATGAAGTGGAAAAGTCGTGGGTTAAGATCCTAGAACGGCCTACAATGATGACAAAATCACTTTTATCAGCAGGAATTAATGTTAATGCTTTTAATCAGGTTTTAAAGACCCATAATTTAACGATTGAAGAATGGGGTCGTTTAACTGTTGAACAACGAGCCAACCTCTTAAATGAAGCCGCTGCTTTAATGGGTGCCAGTGAAGCCAACGCAGCATATAAACAAACCGCTGAAGGTATGTGGAATTTACTTAATCAGCAGTGGAAAACTTTTATGACTGATATAGGTTACGCTATCCTGCCTTTACTTGTTGAATTAGGCAATACATTTTTACCCATTCTCACAGGGATGGTCCAGGGATTCACGAGACTTGACCCTCATCTAAAAATGTTCCTCTTATTACTCCCCTTAATGTTTGCAGGTGTCATGACCCTTGGTGGTGCGTTCTTATTAATGAAAACCACCCTTGGGGGTGCCGGTGGACTTATCACTTTATTTGCAGATGTTGTTAAGTATTTAATGGCAATAACCACAGAATCAGCCAGTGCTGCTGCTGGTATAGAAACTGTTAACGCCGCATCCGCTTTTGGTGGGGTAGTTAATAGGGGAGGATTAGGACAAAATGCACGTGGCAGTGGTGCTATTAGTGGGCTTTCTAAACTTGAACTTTTAGGGGCTGCTTCAATTGCAATCGCTGGAGCTGCAACCATATATTTACTCGGAACAGCTTTACAGAAGGGACAGGAGAGATATGCACAAGCACCACAGCCAGTTACATCTGAAGGTATCGCAGTCAAAAGGATTATAGATAGCCTACCAGGAAAATTAGCATCAGACTATTTAATAGGTACTCCTTTTAAATACGCTCAATTAGGAGTAGAAGCTAAGCCCGGTGACCCATTAGGGGCATTGGTGAGTGGTTTAGGAATGTTTGGCTCTGATTTTGCATCAGCACTGGGCCTTACAGGTGGTACTGCTTATGCTGCTAAGCCTGGTGAAGATAAACAGGGCGGTTTCTGGGGGGCTAAAGGGCCTTTTAGCTATAAAGAATGGCTACCAGAAGGAGAGAAAGCAATACAAGATGGTACTAAGAGAATAATTGATGACTTTAAAAACTTACCTAACCGTGCTAAAAGTGCCTTATCTGGAATGGAAAAAGGAATAGGAACACCAATTAACAGCGCATTAGACAGTGCCAAGAACATAGTTGGTGGTGGTGTTAACTGGATAACTACAAGTTTCTGGGGTGGTGTTAACACAGTAACCAGTGCTTTCTGGAGCTTACCAGGCCAAGTAGGTGGTGCAATGCAAAGCATGTATAATACGATTGTTGGCTGGACTAACAGCGCAATAGGAATGCTCCGAAGCCTCTACTGTATTATTTTCGGCTGTTCGCCCGGACTTATCCCTGCTTTCCGTGCTTTAGCCAGGGAGGCACCCGTGCATACCGCAACAGCAATCGCTGGTGTTAAGGAGTTGCAGGGAGAGATTAAAGCAGTCCCAGATATTAGTATAAAAGACACAGGAAATAGCAGCACTGGTAGAGCAACCCACTATCATAGTGGTGATATCTATATTGATGCTAGGGACAAGTCTAATGATGAAATTAAACGTATTCTGATTGATATTTTTGAAAACCCTAACTAAATTAGAAAGGAAAAGGATCATTTATGGCTGTTTTACCACGATTACCCGATCACACCGTACTAATAGACAGTTTCAGCTGCTACGCCCTAGGAGTGACCACCGATCCGACTTTCCAGGAATGGAACTATGAGGAAGTAGCTATTGAAAACGGGCCGTCTAAATTTTATCGGACGAATCTTAAACTTCGTAAAGTCAACTTCAACGCAACCCTAAAAGGGGATAGGCAGCAGGTAAGGCAGGTATTAGAGAAATTAATCAATAAGAGAGTCCGTTTCAGCAGCATCTACATAGGAGCTTTCGATGCTATAGTCAAGATTAGAGCGGACCCTATGGAGAATTTCCCCAATGTTACTCAGGCACGTTTTGAAGTACAGGAAGTTAAGGACGTTTACTTATGACCACCTATTATTGGAGTTCTTTCCTTAAATCATGGTATAATCTGAAGCCTAAACCATTAAAGGAATTAGCACCACCAAGTACGTCAGGTTATCGGATGGCTGTGGCTGTTAAGGATATGGGATATGATACAAAGATAGAAATTAACGATTTCAATTATAGCAAAGATTTAACCGGCCCCACCGGGACGGGAAATTTCACCGTACCCTATGATGAGAAGGTTAATGATATCCTGGATCAGGATATGAACGTTGTTTTTTATGGTGTTTGGGATACTGTTAATTCTGATGGGACTATAAAGTATAATGCGATTAAACAGTTTTTATCTGGTTATATTAAGGATGTTAATTACCTGGGTAACCTTATCACTGTTACATTTGTTGATCAGGGAGTGAAACTAGAAGCACCCGCAATAACGAAGGGTGACTACAAGAACCAAACTGTATCGTCTATTGTCCACGATATCATCCTCAAATCAGGCCTACAGCCAATGGTAGCAGTTCAATTGAATAATAAAACATCGTATATGATGCATGATGATGAAGGGAAGAGTATTGGATTGTCATCATCCTCATCAACTGTTAGCGCTACTACACAGAACACCGAGGGCATGAATGAGTGGCAAACACGAAATGACTATGGTAAAAACCCTAAAATGGGAAATCCACCCGCTAACGCAGGTACAATCAGCGGAAGCGCATATCCTGTCAATCAATGCGCTGGTAAGATTCCATGGAAGAAATTCTCTTTTAAATGGGTTAATTACTGCCCGGCTTGCGGAGCGGTTAACAAACTCAAATTCAATGGCAGCGGTATATATTGCGGTGTATGTGGTGTCGACTGGGACCCCGTCGGCGGATTCGGAACCACCGTATTAATTGGTGGCCGGGAAGTCGGAAACGCCCCGGCCGGAACTGGTAAAGCTGCATGTAAAACCCGTTTAACACCCCCACGTAGTACTACGATAAATAGTAGCTACACACACCCCACCACTGGCGGTAAAAGTTGGTGGGATGTACTATTAGATGTTCTTGAGCCTTATAAAGAGAGCGTTAATGTTTTTGTCGGTGGCGGTGACTTCTTTAAACCCGGTACGGTTTATATCCTTCCTAGCAGTTATCCTACTATTAACAATTATCTCACCATTGATGACCGGGTTAACCTTGTACAGGGTAGTGTGAATGTTTCAGAACCCACACCCTGGATAAGCAGTGTATACGTAGTATATGGTAGTAAAACAAAGCCCAAAGGCGTATTAGTAGAGGATGAATGGCTTATAAATAAATATCCAAGTACAGCAAGCTATCAAAAGAATCCCAGGTCCATTACTCTACAGGTCGAAGCGTACGGGTATACTAGAGAGAATGCGATTAAACACGGAAGGAATATATTACATAAACAGAATCGTGACCGTGGTTTGATTATTGATTGCACTGTTATCGGTCATCATGCTTATTATCCTGGTTTCTATTCACGTTTCCATAATGAAAGAGTTGGTATGGATGATAATTATTATATTACAAGGATTAGTCATAAGTTAAATGCAAGTTCTAGTTTTAAAACCGAATTAACCATGAGTATGTATGCTCCGAAGTTATTTGATGATATTGACACCGGACGGAAAGTTGTTCTTAAATCAACAGGACCCGACCTTTCAAAAATAGAAACTATTGGACGTGAAGAAGCTAAATTTGGAAATGTGCAAGGAGTTTGCAGTAATGCTGGTTGTTATGTGAAATTAGGTCGTGGTGATTGTTGGGCTGACAGTGAATGGCTCTATAATAAATTAGAAGCCAATGGTATACAAGCCCGTGTTATGGCCTATAAAGGCGGTGGTAACCGTTATAACGCCCGTTTACATGCCTGGGTACAATACAATAACGGTACAAGTTGGGTGGAATTCCCATACAAGAAATATGGCAGCAAACACGTGGGAGATGTGAGTGCCGGCACACCATACGTATGGGTGGGTCCCGGCCGTGGTAATATCACCGGCTACCTTGCTACATTACAGTATGGAAGATAAGAGAGGGAGTAGGAAATATGACAACTGGTAGTGATAAGCGTTTGAAGACTGCGATGCGTTCTTTCATCAGTAAAGACTTAGAGAGAGGTACAAGTTACATAGGAAGCAGTTTACCATTGGATAAGCAGGTGAATAGTGCAATGCTGGGTGTGGTGGATGTCTTTTTTCCATTGGATTTGCAGATACGCTTCCATTTCCGTGACACGCTTGTGAATGATGGTCGGCCTAGTAAGTTTGGTTACGCTTACCTGGTGGTGGATACTCCTTTGAAGACTGAGGAGATGCAGAACTGGATGGATAATATTCCTGGTACGGTTACTACTGATAAAAAGACTGGTAAGGAGTGTATTGTCCCGGATAATGATTATCTTTGTGCGGTGGAGGCTATTAAGGGCGATCCGGATATTGATGATGTTAGTTTCCTCTGCCTTGGATTCCTGTTGATGCGTGGTGAGGAGTTTGAGGGGCGTGAGGTTGAGCCTTACGTGACTGGTAGTGATGTTGATACTAAAATAGGTGATGCAACGGATGAGTTCTTAGATACAAATGAAGTAACCGCACTGGTTGATTCATTAGTCCCGGACATAGCAGAAAACGCTATCTTTGACGAATTTGTTGTAAGTGAACAGACCGGCCGGATGACCCTCAAGAACGGTTTATATATCGAATGGGGATACTACACATTCCCAACAGCAACTGGACTCCGTGCACAGGCAATTACATTTACCCACACTTTTCAAAATCCCCCTTCACTCACCACATCCCATAACAACGTTAGTAATGGTTATGTAAATGTTGGAGCAACTGGACTGGGCAGTGGTGGGTTTAATTTATTTACGAACACCGAAGTAAGCACTAGCCTAACGGTTAGGTGGTTAGCGATTGGTAAAAGAAGTGGATACTAAGAATAACTGGTAATAAAAATTAGAAAAGGTATGTATTATGACATCAGCTAGAACACTACATAAAGATGTTAAACTCGTAAAAACAGACAATGGACACTACGATATCAGCATAAAGGATGGGGATTATGAAATTGTAGAAGGAAGAGAAAGCCTCCAGAACGCCGCCTTATTCGCAATACTATTACACTTTAATGAGCTAAACCTGAATCCTACATACCAGAACAGGGGTAACCGGGCTTATTTCTATATTAAGGATAGGAATATTGCACTTAGTAGGTTAAACATCCAAGAAAGCATTAAAGAAGCGTTAGAGGATGTGAGAAGGATTAAAACAGTTAATTATGTCACTGTCAACCCCATAGAGAATAATCCTAATAAATTAAAGGTTAATATCAGCTTAACAGGCTTAAATGATGAAGAAATCGAAATGGAGGCACGTATATGGTAGATCAGAGCATAAACTACACACCACTCACCTATGAGGAGACATTCTACAACATACTACTAATACTATACAATCAGGGTATACTAAGCGATGACACCCACTTCCTTGAATACGTTAGAGGAAGTAAAGACACAGAGAATGTGATAATAAACAAAGCATCAGCCTTCGCCCGGCAAATAGAAGCCCTCAGCAACAACCTAGACATCAACATGAACCTAAACGACCCATACACAGCAGTAGGAGAGGACCTGGTAAACCTTTGCTATCCATTCATTGGGGATAAAATACCCGCAAGCCCCGCAAGGGTACAGATAACATTTAACGCAGACCCAGAGCATACCGAAAACATATCTATACCCGCCGGGACAGTTATAGGAAGTGAAAAAGATAGTACAATACAATTCCAGACATTTGAAGACCAAACATTACCAGTCGGAAGCTCATCACTACTAATAGAGAGCATATGCACCAAAGACGGACCCATCAACAAAGTATCACCCGGGGACATGACCATATTAATTACACCCATACAAGACATCACCAGCGTCACCAATACCACCGCAGCGACCGGAGGCACACTAGAAGAAACGGATAAAGCCTACCTAGAACGTTTCCTACACTGGAGGTACAGCCAAAAACGGGGTACACGTGAAGGTATAGAAGAAAGAATACGCAACATACCAGGCATAACAGGGTATCATATAGAGCCTTTTCAACCAGATGGGTATGGTAGTGTCCAGATAACAATAGACCCACCCACACAATCACTTATAGACGAATTAGTAGTAGCATTGGAGGATTGGAAAGCAGTTGATGAAAATGTCGTGGTGATTGGTGTTGTTGAGGTTCCTGTGAACGTTGATGTAACTGTGAACATAACACTTGATGAAGATACTACATACACTGTTGAAGAGAAAACAAACCTCGATAACCTGATAACAGAAGCAATCAGGACATATATAGATAATTTAAGCATAAGCAAAGACTTCATACCACATCTGTGTGGTGTGTATCTTTCTAACATGTTCCCTGAGATAAAGAATATTAGTTTTTCCAGTCCAGCAGCACCGGTGACAATAGAACCAGATGAGGCGGCGGCGGCTGGTACTATAAGTGTAACGGTGGCATGAGGATGGTACGTAAAACCGCACTTGATAACCTGCTAGATGAATACCCCGGCTTCCTAGATCGCAGGCCTACGAGTAACCATTATAAGGAATCGGCTGTTGATGCTGTTCAGCTGGATGAATTCAACTTTAACATGTATAAGGTTAGGTTAAGTAGGAAGATTAACCGACCTTTGAAGATTTGGAGAGAACAAGTAATTCCATATGTCTATGATATCAAGTATGAGATTAACTTAGAGGATATTAAAAGGGTTAAATTGTACAGTCAAAGTAACAAAACAAGTCCTCTGGAGCTACTTCAAGATAGTGGTGAATTATCAGAGGGAATAAACGAGTATAGTAATAGTTATTCTGATGAAACTGACTTAACCATCATCCCAGAGACTTTTTATTTTGTTGAAGTTGAAGACCATAACGGCTACATCTTCCAGAAAGGCATACCAGAAAACCCCACAGTATTGGGTGATATTTACGACCATGATCAGGCATTGGATGTTTGGGGTGTGAAGCTACAAATGCCACGCAGACGATACAAAACAAACATAGACCCAGAGGATTACCACAATACAGTACCACCATATTTTATTGATGAAACTGAGGGTGATGTGGAC